TTTGAAAAAGTTGGCGAAGATACGTGATGCATTTCGTCCAAGATAATTGTTCCAAACATTTTTCGAATTCGATCGATGTTTCTGTAGAGTGTTTGGGTATTACCAACCACAATACAAGAATCGGTATCGAAATTACCACTACCAATAATGCCTGGGGTGATTCCATATACTTTTTCTACCTCCTTTGCCCACTGATTTCGCAGGGGTACTGTATGTGTAATTACTAATGTTTTTTGTCCTAGCTTTCCTGCGATTGCAAGACCTGTAAATGTTTTTCCCCAACTTACCCACGCATTGATGATACTGCTATCGTCGAGTTCGTCGTAGACGGATTGTTGAGATTCGCGGAGTACAAACTTAAAATCAGGAAAATCAACAGGCACCATAACCCTCTTGTCAACCATTTCATACGCATTTGGTATTAGATCTCCTCGTCCGATTGGTATTGATACCAGATTTTCGCGCACCCGCTGCAGATTCTTAATAATGATCGGAGGATCATTAGGATTCTGAGGGGCAATTTTGTACGTCAATTCTTTGGATAGCTTCTCTCGAAGTTCCAAGTTTGCGTCCATGTAAATACGATTACTGAGTACTGCTTTCACGAGCAATACAAACTGAAGTTATATAGGGCGTATATGCACATATTCTTTCTCCTCCATACAGAGGCATTGTGCATTCTTTTTCAGTTACTTGAACATCCCTCCACTGTAAGCAAGCGCCTAAATCATCAGGATTTGTTGTAATCGTACATCCTGTAAGAACATAGAGTATTACTAGTACTAATACTACTATGTCTAGCCTTTGACTAAGTTTCATACTTTCCTTCTCGTATCTTTAAGTTTAGTTTCTGAATAATCATATAAAACCCACGGTAAATTACCGTAGTGAAGAACTCCTGCGTACATTATTTCATCTGCAGGAGGCCTAGGTATAACAAATGGATTTTTTATACCCTCTAAATATAGTAAAGAGTTACTAGTTTTATTAACTACTCTTTTTATTCGATAGTATTTTAATCTACAAAATTGTGACTTTTCATAGATAAAGGGTATACCATAACTATCTACAAAATGTTTTGATTTTGATTTTAAGATACCTCGAAAATTATCTAGCTGATGATGTAGCTCTTGTAAATTTTTATGAGGGGTTTGTAGTCGGCGTATACCTAAAGTATCGCCTTCCATGTTTTTATCATCTAGGATTTTTTCGTCTAAAAATAAAAGACCATCCTGCCTATACCAATTGCCGGAAGGCATGGCATAGACAGGAAACTTTACTTTACTTATATTTTTATACTGAATCACCATACATTTTTTGGAATTTTCCCATTGAATAGTCTTCTCCGATTTCGAAGTCGCATCCGACAGGAGCTCCCGGAATTGTGATTCCTCTATCCATTTGAACAAAGTGTTGAAGCTGTTTGCAGTAAAAATCTACTTCTCCTTCTGGAACTTCCGCAAGTATTGAGTCATGTACTAAAGCAAAGATACGAGACTTCATTTGTTGCGATTTAATAAATGCCCCCATGTCTATAGCACCTAATAGGTTAATATCACTAGCAGCAGACTGAACCAAAAAATTAAGGCCAGAACGAATGCTATGACTTCTGATACCTGGATCGGTACTTTCAACATTAGGCAATCTCCTCTTCCTACCAAAGAAACTATAGATAAATCCATTAGTTTCAATAAACTTCTGGTTGGCGTCAATCCAACTCTTTAACTTGTGAAATGCTCCAAAGTAATCTTTAATTACCTCAGATGCTTCTTGTCTCGAAAAATATTTTCCACTGTCTTTTGTTACTTGTTCACTAATCTTTGCAGGACCGGCACCATACATAATACCAAAGGTTACTGCTTTGGCAGCTTGTCTCCGATCCGCATATAATTCTGCTACCTCTTCTACTTCGCAAGGCAACTTAAATACTTTGTGTGCAATGGTACTATGAAAGTTTCCGCCACTACGAAATACATCCATAAGTGCTGCATCTTCTGCTAAAACTGCCGCCACATAAACTTCGGCAGTTGTTAAGTCCATAGCTACTATCTTGTGCCCCTCTGCAGCTTTGATACATCCTTTTACAGTAGGGTTGTCCCTAGGAAGCTGTTGCATATTAAGCTTACCACTTGAACTAAGCCGCCCAGAAGTAGTACCGTGAAGATTAAAACCCGTACGAAGTCGAGAATCTCTATCCAGCTGAGGTATGATTTTGTCAAGATAAGTATTTTTGATTTTTGATTTTTGTCGTATATCCAAGATCCGTTTTGGTACGTCCGATTGAAGGCTGAGTTCTTTAAGCACTTCTGCGTCAGTAGAGTCTGCGCCCGTGCCAGTTTTCTTTCCAGTCGGGTTGAGACCCAAGAAATCAAACAAAAGACTACGCAACTGAACAGTGCTATTTGGATTAAAAGGTTTTCCATTTAACTCCTCAAATTTTTTTATCCTGTCATTAGTATACAAAGCAGAGATAGCTTCATCAATATCATTCTGCATTTGTTCTTGTCCGAACAGAAGTCTTGTGCGATTAAAAGGTACACCATTATCTTGAGTATCAATTAGAAATCTAGTACCTGGCAAAAGAATATTTTCATATACTGATAATAGTTTTTTGTTCTTATGAATGGCAGGATAAAACTTTTCATAAATCAAAAAAGTACATACTGCATCCATTGCAGCATACGTTTTCATAATATCAAAGGGAATAAAATCCCAGCTAAACTGATCTTTTAGTATACCGTGTTCTTTTCTATACCTATCTATCCACTCATACATAGGTTTTTCATAGTCTCCGTAAGGAGTATACTTTAGAGAAAGTTGTTTTAGTCCATGTCCCCCAGGGTTTTCATCAATTAAATAATGCAACAACATAGTGTCGCCAAACTGAGGAAACTTAAAATGAAAGTGATACTCAAAGAATGCCATATCAAACTTGGCATTATGAAATACTACTGTTTTCTGGTTAAATAGGGTCTGCAAAAGTGATTCAGTGCTGTCATCAAAACAGTTGGTATCAATATAAGCCCCACACTTGCCATTATAACTAAGACTAATGCCCAACATATAACCGTCTCTAGGGTAGAGACCAGTCGTCTCAGAGTCGAGAGCAATATATTGGCATGGGTCTTTGATGGCACAACGAATAAATTCATTTGCTTCCTCTGTATCTTGGATACCAAAAGCTATACTATTATCAATAACTACATCCTCAATATCTCCAGAGATATAAGAATGAATATTTTTTACGCTTTCTTGCCAAGTACGCTTTGCTTCTGGCTTGAATGCAAGCATAGCTGGATTTATAACAGGCAAAAATTTATCATCAACTTTTTTGCCAGAGTATTCTGTAACTGAGTTTATTTTGGTAAAATACTTTAGAGCATCGGAGCCTACAAGTACTAGCCAATCATAATCATCAGTGTTAATATCAATATCACAATCTCTTTTTAAAACTTTTTTGACTGTAGGATCAGAACAAAGCTGGTACTGATCAAAATCAAATTCGAATTCTTTTCTAAAATTTGTTTTACTTGGTTTAGTTTCTATTAATGCAACTTTAGGCATATAATTTACTCTTTAATTTATCTACTTGAGTTTGAACGAGAGCGCCAGGGTCTAGATTCTTATTCCCAAAAGCAATGTTTCGAGTGTCAATATCTAAACTTTCACACATCTCACGAATTTTTTTAGAGGCTACTTGTCCCGCCTCATCATTATCTAAAAATACGTCTATTCCTTCTACCCCAGATACAGTGAGTACTTGGAGTTTTTCTTCAGTGACATTATTCACTCCAAAACAACAGACAGCATTTGTTAGTCCCTTGTCGTGCAAATTAATAACATCAAATACTCCTTCAACTAAAATGATTCTTCCTTGAAGAGGCTTAACGATTGGGAACAAAGGGAGTTTTACCCCGGGAGGGGTGTTTAGATACTTAGGTTGTTGATCTCCTGTTGTTCTTGATTGAAAAGCTACTATTCGTGCAGACCTATCCCTTATTGGAAAGCAGATTCTTCCATTAAAGTCTTTTCCTGCATGAATAAAAGCCTCAAAATCTTTGTAGGTTTCCGGCTTTATATTTCTCCAGTTTCCTACATAGGGCATGTAGCCTTCTGGCATTTGTAAGCCGGAACTTTGAAATCTTATCTCATCTATCTTTTTTCTCATAAGCTGCTTTCTGAGTTCCATCTTATTGGCTTTTTGACCAAAATGCGTAAACAAGTTACCCTTGTAGCCGCAAGAGAAACAATTAAAAATTCCTGTTATTTGATCTACTCGCATACTTGGATTACGATCTTCATGTTCAGGATTTAAACATCGAACAAGAAAATCCTTACCCTTTGGAATAAAGGATATATCTTTAGTATTTAATAAATCTTCTACATTCATTAGCAGCAGTCATCGTAAGAAGCCCACTCATCATATTCAGTAGGCTCATCATAATTATCTTCATCAATACTACAAAGCCAAGGCCCACTATCAGGCGCTTCATACCACCAATCTTCTTCGTAGGCATTTGGACAATGAGAGGGTATTGTATACCCGTCCCCTACCATATTTTCCCCACAGTTGGGACATATCCCATGAGCTATAAGTGCATCGTGCATATCAGATTTTTCCCATCCAAATAAGTGCCATAATACATATGCAAGCATTACCTTCTCATTCTTGCAATATCTTTCATTTCTTCTTCGTTGATAACTGGTACCGCATTGGATTTGTGCATTGTACTGATACCTCTGACGAGGGTTCCCGTATAACGTGGGCTTTCCACGCGAGGGGCAACTCCAGCTGTATCGGGACATGAGGGGTACTCAGGCACACTCCTGCGGAAATTAGCTCGTTGAGAGACATGAATACTCCCTCTCGGGCTAGTCTTAGTTTTTCGCGCATAATTACGCTTCTTTCTTCCTGTGACATCGTGGCGTAGCGATCCATAAAACATCCCCATAAATAAAAACTCCCATCAATTTCAAGATATATTATACATGAAATCAACGGGAGTGTCAAGGAATATTTTTATTATAGGTCGTTTATTTCTTCGTCACTCTTATGAGCTGAATCTTCTCTCTCTTTCGGAGTGAGTGCAGTCTCTGGACCTATCTTCAAAGACTCCCAATCCATAGTGGAAGTGAATGACTTCATACTTGCAGCACGCATTTTTACACAATTAAATGTGATACACGCATCTTCCTGATCCCAGGTTTCTAGCGCGTAAGCTGCGTCAGCTGCATCAAGAATACCTTTTGCGAATCTTGCTTCTCCTGTAGCATCTGTTTGATACGGAGAAAATACTGTACATTCATACTCTTGTGCCATAGATTTTAGGGCTTTACTAACTTCAATCTGTTCCGTCCAGTCGTACTGTCCACCTCTTGAGGGAATGGAAGATCTTTTAACTTGATTGATATAGTCTACAATAATGACCCCAGCTTCGATTCTATTCACTTTCTTATCTAACTCTGCTCGGATCTTAGCGAGAGTAAGACTTGGATCATAAACTACATCAAGCTGTTGAGTCGGGAGAAGCTCATGCTCGGTAGTAAGTTTATGATGAAAACTTTGGAAATCGCGCTTTTCTCTATATTCCTTCAAGCGATCTTGGCCCTGCTGAAAGCGGCTTGCCCACCATCCAGCAACTTTTTCCCACTCAGCTACACTTAGGTTTTGCGTTCTGAGTCTAGCAAAAGGTACTCCAGTAGCAATCGAACAACACCTTTGCAGTATTGAACGACTATCCATTTCTATAGTGAAATAGATAGCTGAACGGCCAGATTGAAAAACATTGTTAGCAATATTTGCACACGTTAGAGATTTACCTGCGCCTCTACGTCCACCCACTAATACCAAGTCTCGGGGAGAGAACTTAATATCAAAGTCATACTCAGTATTTAGCCCAAGACCAATATACTTATCAATCTCTTCTTCAGGCTCAAACAGCTCAATTCGCTGCATACTTTCCTGGGGTAACTCTAGGTCAACCTTATCTTCTACATCAAGAACTATTTGATGTAGCTCTTGTACAGATTCTTCTGCACTAGCAAAAAGTACGGAAGTATCTAAATAATTATCAAGAGAGTTTAAGATTTCTTTCTGAGTATACTCATTTTTGAGATACTCAAGTAGAGTGCCTGCATCAATATCAATATTGACGGCTTCAATAGCAAATACTTTATCCCGGGTAGGAGCGTGTCGTGTACTTAATTTTAAATCATCGAACGAAGGGAACTCATGAAATTTTTCACAGTGCTTGTCTATGGAATCAAAAACCAGATGATATTCCGTAGGCAAATAATCTTTCCGCAGATAACTCCACGTTTCAAAATCGCGCAACGAAATACACTGCTTTATTAAAGCACTGGCAATATTCAATTGTTCCCCCGAACAGAAAAAAGCCGGCCCTCACTTGGAGAGCCAGCCGCCTACATCAAAAAGTTTTACTGAGCCGCTTTGGCTGCTTTAGCCGCGCCATCATAGTCAGCTGCTGTCAAACCGCGACGAGTAAGCATAGTCTTAACGCCACGAGCAGTCTTACCGATGGATTCGGCGATAGCCTCAACAGTCATTGAAGCAACGTCAACACCATCCAATGGGTCTACATTTGAAGAACCCTTTGTATTTTCTTGGCGAGGGATTGCATCAATATCACCAGAGCGAAGCAGGCTGAGAGCCTTGCCGCGAATGCTGTTGACAGATCGGCCCAAGGCCTCTGCAATAGCTTCAACGAAAGCACCGTCGTTTACCATAGAAACAAACGTAGCTTCTTCAGCTTCTGTGTAGGTACGTACGCTTTCTACCTTGGGTGCGGGAGCAACGTGATCAGTCAGCTCCATACTCAGGATCTTGCCCTGAATAGACTTAGGTGAGAAAGATCCGCCTTCGAAATGCTCAGCGATTTGAGCATAAGTGTACTGACCAGAGTTGTCAGTAACGAAAGCGCGGAGGGTAGCTTCTTGACCTTCGGTAAAAGACTTACCAGAAGCCGCAGAAGCAAGCTCTACTTCAAAACCCATCTTTCGCAGCTTGCTAGAGATAGAACGAGTAGATGTTTCAAGCGACTCTGCTGCTTCTGCAACAGTCGCTTGAGATACGGGGCTCTCAGAGCCCACAAAAGTTGTGAGCGCTTCAGTACGCTCATCTGTCCACTTGGGAAGTGCCATATTTTTTCTCCAAATAGGATTCTAAATCCGTGATTATTTCAATGCCAGATTCTCTGGCTTGTTTAGTTTTTGCTGATTCAATACCGCTTTCATTTACGAGAATCGTTACATCTTTCGTTAAGCTAGACTTCACTATATAGCCAAGACTAGCGAGTGCTGTGCCTGCTTGAGCCTTAGTCTTAAAACTCTTAAGCTTTCCGGTTATGCAGACAATTCCCCGATTCATTTCTGCGGGTAATACACCTGGGGGAGTAAACTTCATATCAAATGGAAGGCATCCATCGTAGAAGCAATAAAACTCTTCATCTAACCAGTTGCACAGATTCTCAGTTGCTTTTGGGCCTAATCCGGCACGCTCACAAGTGTCTGGTGTTATTTCAGTAATAGATCGTACAGTCTCAGACAGCTTCTTCGTTGCCGTTTTTCCGATCAGTGGAATACCAAAAGCAGGTAATACCAAATCAAGAGG